GGCTTGGGTGCCCGTCGAACCGCTCATAACCAAGAATGCGGCGGTATCTTCCCCCCGGATCGCACTCAAAGTTCTGAGACACAACAAGGCTGCCGGGGTTTCTGGAATAAAGCGGAGTTATCAGGTCCTCCCCGCCTTGTAATGGAAAATACTCTATGCGCCTTGTGTCTTTCACTATTCAGTCCTTATAACCATGTCAGAGTCGTGAGCATGACCGCGACCGTACTCTTCCCTCCCAGGAAGTTCGGCTGCTTCCAGTTGCTTTAAAAGACTGTCAAATTCATTGGTTGCGAGTTCAAACACGTTCGGCAACTCTTCGTGTTCGGCGTAGTAAATCTTTGCCCGGGCGATTATGATCCGCTCGAACCTGGCAGGAATATCCGACGTATCAACATTGGTCGTCATTCTGGTTCCCGACTTCCAATAATCAGCGGTCAACATATAGGCTGCGTCTGGAATCGGCTCTAAATACACGTTATGGTTTGGGGCTAAAAGAAAAGATGAAGATTTGGAGTTTGTGTGAGACCCTGGCAGAAATGCCTGACGCCATGTCAGGTACGGAATTTCGCTCAACTTAATATAACCATCAGAAAGATAATCGAGATAAAACGAATCTTTATCCCACACACCGAGATCTGAAGGGGCGCTATATTCACGTGTGCCAACCACCGTTGTAGTACTGTACTGGCTCCACAAGAAGTTCCAGTCAAAATAAAGGGACTGAACATATTCATCAGCGTCCGCAATCCAGTCCACGAACTTGCGCGACATCCCTATCTGATCTGATACTGTCGAGATCGACGTTCCAACGCCAAGGTCTCTTGTAATCTTCTGGCATAATTGAAGATATGTGCTCATTTCACCCCGCATGGAACCAGAGTTGTCGCGTTCGGCCGGCTTACCTCAAGATTTACCGGAAAAGAATGCGATAATTGGACAACTAAATATGGTAGGGCGAGAACCGTCCAAACCATCTAAACGCTCAGGGAGAGGCGGCGTTGTAATGCCCCTCGTTGAACTGAGAAGCCCCTGAATTTATTCAGGGGAGCGTTCACTTTCGAGGACGCCTGGACGTCTCCGGGTTAACCGCGGGCTTCTCTGGCCCGACTAAATCCCCAACGCTATTAAAATAGTTTCCATCCTGTTCAAACTTTGCGCCTGGCTTGGGAGACTTACCCAAAATCTCTCCAAACGGTCTTTTTTTGTCTAGTTTCATAATAAATTGAGCGAGAAATTGCTCATCCTCCTTTTATAAAAGATTTTGCTTAACGAATAGACTATCGTAGCAACAGTTTCTATCTGTTAGTTACAAGCCGCCTGCTTTAGCTGACGGTAGTTTACCCGAAAGCATTCTCCACTTCCTTGCGCCACTCTCGGTTTCGAACAGTTAGTATATTGGAAGGCTCACCGGTTTTCCCATACATAGGGGAAACCGAAAAACCCTTTTTAATATCCTGTTTGGTGAATTCCGGGTCGTGCATTTTTTTGGCGTCCGGCACCGGAGGCTTAGCAGAAAAGTAGGCCACGTTTTAACCTCCTTTTAGAGCTACGGGAGGCCCCCCCCCCGTAGCGGTTTGGTGTTCACTTAATTTTATAGCTCTTGCCGTCTCTCTTGACGGTCTCCCCGGTCTTCTTAGGCACCTGATTAGGTCCATGACGCTCCAGATCCGGGTCAACCTTGGAAATATCGATCTTTTCGGACAAGCCTTCTTTTAATGCGTCCATATTAACGCTCCTTTTCCAATTGTTGTAGATGGTTACGATTGTATCCGTTCTCTAAAATTTATCCATTTAAGACCACTTCTTAAATAGTATTTGGTTCCTGCTTCACGTTATGCGCTATTCGTCACCTGTTAGACAATAGGTCTCCTGATAAGTGATACTCGCCTGGCCAATGGCAGAATTCTCGTTTGCAGCCGTTGTGGTCGATTTAGCAACCAGCACGACATACCCGTCCGCCGCAATCTTGGAATCCAAATCAGCAGGCATCGTAACGATGCCATTTGCGGCCGTGCCGGTAATAACCAGGCTACCCACCTTGACATCGCCGTTGTTGACATCGACGTTGTGAACTTCGATCTCCAGGCTACTGCCGGAATCGGTCCGGGGGGTCTTCACCTGATACGACAACTTCTTCAGGGTGATCGCCCGGCCGGGATTCCACGGGTCGCAGGTGAGACTATTTTCTAGCGCGGTGCTCGTGCCCGCTATGGGAGTAAGTAATAACGTCGAAGCATCGTTACCGGTGAACCGATGTTGATGGATAACGCTATATTTCGGGTTTGCGTAACTCATAAGTTATATCTCCTTTCATTGTATTATGCAGCAGAATCCCACATGATAATGCGAGCCTGAGTTGCGTCAGTATGAACCAGACCGTATCCCAAAAGCGCGTACCATGCGATGCCCTTGTCTCGCCCAAAATCGCCGGGCAATTTTCCACGAATTTCCTCGGGAACCGCGACAGCCTCTGCTACGGTGTCCTCGCCCATGAAAAATGCCCAGTCAGACATGGCGTTTGTCCAAGGCGCATCCGCTGTGGATCCGATCCCAGCCAAGATATTCGTCTGTTCAACGAACCGACAGCCTTCGTATCGGCCAATCTCCCCACGGAGAATCTGGCCGAACCCGGTCTCAACGTACTGCTTGATAGTCTCCAAGTCGTTCTTAAACGTTCTGTAAGTGGACGGCCGGGCGATGGCGTAGTAATCCTCTTCCATGTAGGGCGGAATATTCCGCTCTTTCATGGTGTCGATAATCACCTTAATGTGATTCTTCCCCATCGCAACGTTGTTCGTTATGGTAGTAGCGCCGTTCTCAGTCATGACAAGGGAGTCAAGACTGGCACCGTTGTCCGCCGGTACAACTCGTAACGGAGTCTGCTTAAACTGATCGTGTGCAGCGGTGTCAAGAGCCTTTTTACAGTCGTTCTTCAAAACCTTGTGAATCAGCTCTTTCACGGGATGTTCAGAAAGCTCATCGAGTATCCCGGTGTAAGGTACGGAGTTCCCATATTCCGTAATGGTAAGAGTCCCTGGAGTGATGGTGAACTGCGTTTCAGGCATAACGCTGGTTTCCGCCAGGTTTTTACCCTGCGTCTCAACGTCCGAATAAACGTTCCAGTGAAATATAGCACCCTTGTGCCGCTTGCTCTGCTCAGGGTCTTTGACATCGCAAAACTGCAATCTGTTGCTTTCGGCCCCGCCTGTCATCCGGCGGACAGGCTAAAGCCTACTGACCTCTACTGAGGCGGGGTTTCTTTTCGTAATCCCTCTTACGGTCGCCCGTAAGTCCAGACTATATCATCAAACTCAAATACTGAGTTTGCTCTGCGTGTAGTCGTTGGGGGGTCAAAATACCATATTTGACTTCCCTGCGGATTGACTGCAATATCACATTTTTACACTTTGGTAGTGATATATACTCAGTTCGTTCCCGCATATAGCAAAGTTTTAATTCCGCCTATCTTAACGGAATCTCAGACCCGGCTGAACCGCGGTCCGCAGCTCAGCGCTTAGATTGTCGGAGTACATATAGCCCCCGAGAGTATTAACTGACCATAATTGTCCCATATCTTACATCCTCCTATTTTATGTGTTTATACGGGTTGTCCCCGTGACTCCCGCATCTCTCTCAGGATATCTTCCCTCATTTTCGGCTTTATGTCTTTGCCTATCACCGCCCGTCCACTTGCTGGGGTGGGGGGGCGCCTTATGGAAGGCTTTGGTTTGACCTGCTTGTTCGTCGATCTCCAGTTGGAAATACGCTTTGCGGCTTTGTCAATGATTTCCCATGGGGTAGCTGAGGGCGTTTCGGCCATGACAGTCAAGGTCTCGGCGTCTACCAGGTTAAACAGGTAGCGGTCGTCATGTAAATTTTTGTATTCCTTTTTAAAACGCTCCTGAGCATCCTCAAGCTCCTTGGCTTTGGTGATCTCATTTACTTTATCGTTTACCATTTTCCCAACAGCATTCAGGTCGATATCCTGCTTTGGCTGGGACCCTGAAAAAGCCTCTCCCAGAATCTGCGCAGCCGTATCCTCATCTGCATCCAAAAGAGCGTCAACCAGCTTCTTGGCCTTTTCTTTGTGCTCGTCCGGGGATAGCGCACCCTTGGCTTTGTCTGTATCAGCTGCTTTCATCCGCCGTAAAAATTCCTGTTCTCTTCGCGAAAGGGTGGTCGCCCTCTGCTCCAACACATGCATCATTTCGGATGCCTGCTGGAGCCGCCGGTCGCCCGCGGCACCTTTCTGATGGGCTCGCATGACGGAGTCGATTGTCTCCTCTATCTCTTCGCCGTCAATTTTCAGTTTCACCCTGCCGTCCGCAGGGATTTCATACATCCGGCCGTCGGTCCCAACGATGCTGACTGTATTTTTTGACGCTCGCGATTCCTCTTTGTCTTCCTGATCACCGATGTCAGAGGCATCTTCTTCCTCCTTTATCTCTTCCTCCTCGACATCTTCTTCAGCGCTCATTTCTTCTTCGGCAAGGGCCTTTTCGTCGGGTTCACGACCACTTTCTTTTGCCTTTTCGTCGGATTCACGACCACTTTCTTTTGTCTTTTCGTCGGGTTCACGACCACTTTCTTTTGTCTTTTCGTCCGCTCGCTGCTTAATAATATCAGCCATCATCTGATCCCTTCGAGAAACGCCTTGTTGGGTAGCTTCTTTGCCAACCATAAAAAATCTCCTTTTTCACTATGTTGTCTTTGTTTCTTCAATCGAGAACTTGGCAACCTCGCCCTGCTCAATTATCTCTTCAATCCATCTGATTGCCAGCCGGGGGACCGCCGCCTCCAACTGCAACGCCCGGATAGTGACCGGATCAGCCGGGTCGACAACGGCCAGCTTCCGCAAGGCCTCCATTTCGTCCTCTACGGCCTTCTGGTGCAATATTTGACCGGCGTTCGACCTCCTAAAGGTCTCCATATCAGCACCGGCATTTGCGCTTTTGATGAGCGTTTTATATTCTTCCTGTTCTTCGGTCAAATCCCCTGTCTCCCCGTTTTTTCTTTAAACGAGAGTTCTTCCTCTCTTCTCTCAATTTCCGCCACTCTTGTTAGATTTGCCAGGCCAGCGACCTTCCCAGACAGCTTTATTTTCTCTCTTTCAATGCCTAATTTAGCATAAAGCGCTTCGAGCGTAATTTTTTCTTCAATCGCCAGCTTAGCCATTGCAATTTCCCTGTCTATCGCCAGCTTAGCCTCGTCGTATTTCGTCTTAACAGACAAATCCATCTCCTGTAACTTCAACTTAGCCTCGTCATTTTTCGCCTTAACAGACAAATCCATCTCCTGTAATTCCAGCTTTTTCTGTTCGATCTGCATCTCGGCGTTTGTCCCGTCGGGAGGCGCAAAATCCGCGTAAAAACGGCCGGCGCCCCTATATCCAAATGCACCGAAAACCTCATTTGCCACAGCCTCAACATTCAGCTTTGAAGAGGTCCACGGCGCCAGAGTACCAATAGCCTGGATTGCCTGCGTTATTTTACCCACCCGCTGTGTCGGGTTCAGGGAACCAAATCCAACGGAAACCCGCACATCAACCGGGTGAGGTTCCTCAAACGGGACATCCATCACCATGTCTTCCTCGGTTGTGCTTTTAGCGGGGTTTTGCGCGTCGTCGGCAGTCCTTTTCTCAACGCTTTGCCTTGCCAGATTTACCAACATCTCATTATCTTCGTGCAGCTGCTCGATTGTAACCAACTGCCTGATTACCGGTTCAACCCAAGTCTCGACAAACGTGCGAATCAGATACTCAGATTCGCGGTTCGCAAATTCAGACATAAGTTGCATTCCACCAACGGTTTCGCTGAGCATTCGGTTTGTCTGGACCGAGCTATTTGAAAACACGCCGGAAAGATCATCGAAATCAGCGTCCAGTCGAGTCTGCTCGTTGTATGAAGAGCTTGTCACATCCCGGGTATCCTCTTCATGAATGCCCCTCGGGCTGATATCATCACCGACAATAATTCCACCGGAAACAGATCTCTTAAGCGCCGTCAGATCAATACCGGACTTGCGCTGAACATATTTGCGTTTATTAAGCGCAAGCTTGACATTGTCCATCCTGGTGTTGACTATGTCGTTGGTCTCGGCTTGCAGCTCCTGGCTTAGCTCTATAACTCCCGACGGGATGGACCTGTGCGCCTCTATCACAGTAATGCCTTGCACATACGGCCTGCCATGTGCATACACCTTTTCAATTGGGACTGGCTCGGACAACAGAAACTTAGACCCAAGTGTGTAATATATCTGGTCGCCGCCATTGCGCCGCATAATTATCTCGCGAACCCATACAATCTCAAAATCCTTGACTCCATGGTCCAACTCGGTATCCTTGCCTTTCTCCCGGGCCCTTTTGATTATATCGTCAGACTGATCATCCTGACCATAGGCGTAAATCTGATCTTTTGAGAGTTTCTTCCACTCACTTTCCGGATCGTCCATCTTAGCGGCGACGTCCATTACCCTCATCGGCATTAACTCAATTAAATAAGGGCTGGCTCCAATTACATCAGTCCAATCGGAGGCAGGGTCAAATCGGAAATTTTCAATTTCCACCAATCGGATTCGCGGCTCCGCCTTAACTTTTTCCACCCGGTCGACCATTAACGGCTGCCCGGCCTTATCAAAAACCTCTTCTCCATCAGACAACGTCACCGGGTCTTGCCCGGACACCCTGGTTTCCTCGTCCCACCATTGCTTTGAGAACACACACCCGTAAATCTGAGCCTCTTGAAACGCTCCGACAGAGATCGGGAACCACAAAATTGTCTTATTGAGACGATAGTTTATGATATAATGCCAGAACATCGCATCGCGGACAGCCCTCTTGTCATTTTCGTTTTCCGCCGACAAGACAACCACATCACTGGCAGAAAACAGCGCAGAAGCGAAAGCGCTCTCGTTCTTACGGATTGCGGTCCGGGTTTTTGGCCGGAAAAAACGCGATCTTGTCTTGTATGCGTCTGATATATATTTGCTTCCCGGAGGGTGTTTGCTTTGAAAATTTGATACATTACGAGCCCATTGACCACGATAATTTGTGTTAAGAAAATCCGTTGATCCGTCATAAGCCGCATTAGCGACGGCTAACCAATCTACCAACTCGCGGTCTGTATCCGTGTACCCAGCGTCTCCGCCTTCGAGATGTGCTTTGTCTTCCACTTAATCCAGCCTCTTCACGTTTCCACGGCTATCTTTTACCAGCTCATCAACCATGCCAACAACCATCTTACTCCTGGGCACTCCAAACCGCTCCAGAAGACCACCGGCCCATCGCCTTATCTCCTTACCGTCATTATCGAGCTGAGAGACGTACAAGCGAAACCCGTAATCCGGGCAAAACGTTTCGTTGACACATGTCACCATTCCATTACGAACCTCTATAATCCACCGGTATCCGGGGTATTCGGACATAATATAACCAACCAGCTCTTTTGCGTAATGTACATCTTCAATCGTCGGGCCGTAGATCGGCAGATATCCAAATGTCCGAATGGCCCTTACATACTCCGCTTCCCTGGCCAGATTATCGCGCACATCCAGGCAGGTAAGAATTTCATCAGACATTAATATGCCTCCTCATATTCCGGCATAGCGTCAGCCTGGGACATTATCGGCGCCGATGAATACGGAATCATACTCATCATCAACGCATCGGCCATGTTCGGTGATGACAGCTTTAAAAGCCGCTTCATCTGATCTTTATCCATGATCTGTATCAGGCCATTGCTATTATATTTCCGAGGGATACTGCATACCTCCGATCTTAGCTGTTGTAAATCTTTAATTTTGGAAGAGAAACTGATAATTGTATCGGGGTCTTTATACTCGTTTTTAACCACCGCCTGATATGTTGATAACACTCGATCCCGGAGCGCCCAGTAATACTGAGCCCGCTTGTTCTTAAACGTGTTTGCGTTAGAAATCAGGTGATCCTTCTGTTGTAACGCCGGGTTTTCGTATAACTGATCTGGAAAATCAACTGAGTTAGAGCCTTTAAATATTATTGGTTCGATTTTTTTGCCTGCCAAAGACTGTCTTACCTGCCTGGCCAGAGACGCGCCAAGGCCATCGCAATCCCACACAAACGCATCGGCCCGATGGTTTATAGCGGCATCCAATGCCCAGTCACAACCCTCGTTGGCGTCGCCTATTTTTCGGGTTTGGACATCTAAAACAAGGCCGCCGTGTCTAACAGCGAAAGCTTTATCATCAGCCCCCAGGTCAGACGGATCGTGCGCCACGATAATAGCCCCCCTGGGCTTCCACCCAAGTGCGAGGTGAGCGTCCACACAGGCATCAAACCATTCCGCCTTAATTATACTATCCTCAACATAGTCAGAAAACGCACCTTCCCAGATATGATCATACAGCGCCCGGTCCAGATTATGAAAATCCCGACGGCGGTCAGTCTCAAGTACTGCTGGAAACCATGGATTATCATCATGATTGATGAATACGATGATGTGATCGGCGTCCTCATAGTGCCCATCCCGTTTCAACTCCTTGAGAAACGGAACAATAAACCGCTGGGAAAACGGATCGTTACTGTTCCTCGGGTTGCCCGAGAACCACAGCTCCGAGTCCGTCTCGCGGACAGTGGGGACGAGTATCTCGATGGACTCTTTTGACAGAAACTGAGCTTCTTCAACCCAAAAATATTTAAATCCATACATGGACTTGATTGCATCAATAGACCTGGCTAACCCCTTAAACCGAAACCCTCCCCCGCTTTCATGATCAATCGAAGTCTTACTGATATCAAACCCCGGGGCGCCGATACGCTTGATCTCGGTCTTGAGCAACACATAAACTGACTCTTCAATAGAATTTTGGAATTCCCGGAAACAACCTATCTTGGCCGCCTCAGTACAAGCTTTTAGTAAAAAAATATCGGCAAAAGATGTCGACTTAGCAGACCCACGACCACCAATGGCAACCTTGAACCGCTTCTTTTTCTCAAGTAGCGGCCTGATCTTTTTCGGAAGCTCCATGTTGATCTGCATCTTCGGGTATTATCCTTTTCACGTCTTTGAATTTTACAGTCCACTCCAACCGAATAGGATCACCGTCCGGCCCGGATATCTGACTCTTAATATCCTGATTGTCCTTCCAGCCTCCACCGGCACCATTGTTTTTCAACCAAAAAATAGCGCCGGTACAGCCGTTCGTGAATAGCCTTTGCTCCCAGACTCCCTCTATCCTGGACCGTGCTTCTTTTACCGTGGCGTGAAACTCCTCACGGTCTCTATAGGCCAACAGCGTCCCACGGTCCATCCCAAGGGCAATTGCCAGCCCGCACATCCCAGGGATTTCTTTATCCTCTTTACATTTTTTAAAATAGCTATTAATAATTTTTTGCATTTGTTCCGGAGTTTCATAAAATTTCTTCCGACCGCGACCGGCTTTCTTTTTCGGTGGCGCTATTTTCTTTTTAGGCTTAACGCTCATGTAAAAACCTCTTTATTTTCGGACCAGTGACGAATAAAAAAAGCCGTTTACCCGGACAATATCCAAGGTTACGGCTTCAAACTATATCCAATCGGTTATCAGCACAAGACTATTATATTTATTTGTTTAAAAAACAAACAAAAGATATTATTGCAAAATTGACGAGCCAAAACAACACGACCTGATAACCTTTTCCTTCGAGCCGCAGTTGGGACAAAGTTTGTATTCCACGCCAATATCCTCCGTTTCGATGCAAGTCGCGCTAGTGATAAGTTTGGCTCCACACTGCCGACAATATTGCCAATGCTGTAGCGGCCGGCCTGAGTAATCCTTGTGTTCCTCAGCTATACACTTGTCCGGCGAAATGCACGCCGCCGTCCCGCACTTACTGCACGTCAAACAAAGTTTTTTCACGGTTCCATTCTCCTGTAATTTTGTAATTATTGGTGATAACTGTAAGACAAGACGTGTCTATTATCAACGAAATCGCCGGTTCAATCGGGCCGGAAAATCAATCCTTGAAAATAGTTACCGCACGATCCACGGTGCAATCAGCTTACGGAATCTTTTTGCTTTTTTTTGAGCCCTTTTTTTTATTTGAGCCCTTTTTTTTAGAGGTTTTAGAAATCTTTGCCTTGCTTTCCCTTGCTTTATCAAGGGCCGCCGCAATTGCCATCTCCCGACGCTTTGCATCTGACTTACCGGGTGCAAACGTCGAGGACTTCACCATTTCTTTAATGTTTTTACTGACAGTAGCCTTACTTTTACCTTCGTGAAGTGGACTCAATTTTTAGCCTCCTTTTAGCCTGGGATAAAAAACCCATTCACTTTTTTTCCGTCCCATCTTTTTCATAAACGTAACCCAACCCGCTTTTTCATCCGAAAAAAACCGGGTGATCTTAGCTGATCCCCACTCGAATCCGTATTTTATTTCCCGATAATGCATGGCTATATCAGCCTTAAGCCTTATCTTAAACCATGCCCATATAGTTTACTAAAACATTCCTTGCCGCATCAAAGCCCTTACATATTTCAACTTGATATCCGGCCGCCCGGAGCCTGTCGATCATAGCTTTTTGCTCCCGCCGAACCGACCCACCCTTAACACGTTTCATCTCAATAAAAAGCCCGTGTTTACCGTTCCTAGGCAAAGCGAAAAAAATATCCGGCACGCCTGCCTTAACGCCCTCAGCCTTGAGTTTAGCGGCAACGGCTATATGCCGATGCCCACCCATGGGAATGGCGAAAAGCAGCGCGCTTACCATCGGAAGCCAACAATCAGCCCACTCGAAAAGGGCACATTGCTCCTCGTGCTCTGTAGGGTTTATATTAATCAAAATTTTTTTCCACTTTGGTGAATTCTGTGAGCATTTTACTATATTCACTCAATGGATCGGTCTGAGGCCAAAAATCGGTTTTACGAATTACCCCCTCAGCCTTCAGAATATTTTCATCATCGATCAACTGGGCAATATCGATCGAATGGACTATATCACCCAGATATCAAAAAATTATCGGTGGAACACTAAACAAATAACCCGCCGCGCATGGGCTTACTTACGCCCGACGAAATTGTCCAGGCTGCCAGAAGGCGCGGGCGAGTGTTGTTTTCACTTAGGACATAGAATCGTGCAGCCGTCAAGCGTTACGCCGCACCCTGTGTCTCCTTCGGTTGGACACTTGTCATTTTTATTCAAGACACCGTCTTTGTCGTCGTCTGCGTTCTCGTTCATTATCGCTACCGCCACTTCAATAGCAATCCTGATCGCATTAATGGCAATTTCCGGAAGTTTCATAACCGCTAGAGCAAGCGCCTTGTCGAATTTTTCCTGACCTGAACAGCCACCTTCGCACTCAGCTTCAACCTGCCGTACAATATCTAACACGGTAGGCCCGATGTCCGCGACGGTGTCGCTGATTGCTGTTTTCAAAAATTGAAACATAAATTCCCCGATGCTCATAAACCAACCTTTAATTTTTTCCCACATTTTTTTGCCTCCACTTTTTTAAAAGTTTTTTAATAAACGCTTTTATTTCCTCTATTTTCTGTTTGTCAAGTGATTTTTTCAAATACTATTCTTTTTGCCTCTGGAGACAACTCGGCACCGACGCCCCTTGAGCATTTTCTGCTTCGAGTTATTCCCTTATGCATATATATAATTATGTCTCATTATTTCACCCCATCGAAAGTCACCGCCATGCCAGCAACCAATGCTCCAATGATGGTGATGATAGCGATAATTTTGGTTGTAATAAACAGCGGCATGGAATCGGCGTCCGCCATGCCGAAAATTAGGGTTGTGAAAAAAAGCAATCCGAATACGTGTTTCATAATTTATTCCACCGTTAAAAGATTTTTAGGATCAGGTTCCCCAATCACGGCTGCAATGGCATCGGCATCACCGGGAACTTGTTTTTTTAAACGATAAAGCATCACTTCAGGGGATACTCCAATCCGTTTTGCCAACCAGCTAATTGACCGCTGGTTTATCTGGAGATACTCACTGATTTTTTCGGAATTTAATTTGATTGGCATATTTTACTCCTTAAAAATAAAAAAGGGCAGACCTGGAAAAATCCAAATCTGCCCTTGATTTGCCGGGTTTCCTCGGCGGTTCGGTGGCTTTTATGATGTGATAATATCATTAATTTTTATTAAGTCAAGAAAAAAAAATTAATTAAAACGCTAAAAAAAATGCTTGACAACCTCCAAACAATAAATTATACTGATCTTAAAGATAGGGGCATATCGCCCACCAAGTCACCGGCCTGAAAACAGGCCATTGAAAAGGAGGAAATTATGGAAATTATGAACCTGAATACAAACAGAGGGATTGCCGGCCGGAACAACTTTAAAGGAATTAACGACGTTATGTCGTTCGTCCCTTTTTTTCGCACCCACAACTGGTGCGACGGTCAGAACCACGAAGGGACGCGGGTTATTGTGCGGCTTCGTGACGGATCTGAGAAGGAATTGCAACAGGCCGGCACCGTCAGCGACGGCAATAATCATATTGCCGATATTGACACAACCGCCGACACCATCGGCGTTCAAATCGCTGGCCTTGATGCCACGGCCCTTGTTTTCATTTATGAAGAATGGGGGCAAAATGGGGAAGATGGATGGGAAGAATACCTGCCCATCCAGCCGGTAGACTGGACAAAGTTGCGCCGCAAGGTTGAAGACGCCTTGCGCAAATCCAGCGACAAGGCCGCACTATTCGGAATTGCTCAAACTCTGAGCGTAAAAATCCCGTTTACCGAATAATTTTATCCAGGCCCCGATCATGGCCATAAACTGACCAGCGCACCTTTTTTAGGCCAAAAAAACATGGGAAGATAGTGTCTCTCTCCGGGGTGCCAGTTTTCGGTACGCCGATTTTAGGGGTGCCAGTTTCTGGGATTCCGATTTCTGGGGTGCCGATCTCCGGGGTGCCGATCTCCGGAACTCCGATTTTAGGGATGCCAGACTCTTAGGCGCTAAAATAGACCAAGAGTGGATAAAAAAGCAAGCGACCTGCCCCCTGAGCGGAAGTTTTATAGCATGGAAAAAGGCTGATTCTGGCGCAATTGTCAAATTGCGGATTCCGTGGTTTGTACGCCGGACATTTAATTTATCAAACAGAAAATGCCGCTCAGAGGCGGCTATTGTTTTAGAAATAACTAAAAACGGAAAACCAATTACGGCTCGATGTGTATTGTTGAGCGTGTCAGGGATAAATACCTCATGCCGAAGATAAAACGATTTGTGGAGATATTGCGGATTATGTATGGATAGAATAGGTGGGGGTCGCAATCCCTTCTGAAGTCAGGCTTTTTGGAACAAATATTCGAGGTGGTATAATGGACGCCACCTCATGGGAAGAAGTCAGAGCCGTCCGCCGTCGGCTCGAAAACCGGATCCGGCTGGATTGCCTGGACCTGGAACGGCGCAAAGCTGATCCTGAAGAGATAAAAACCGCTCTTCAGGCGGCTTTGGAGTTTTGGAGGGGTGAAATTCAGGATATCGGATAACCCCAAGCGTATAAAACCGGCCCTTTCGGGCCACCTCAAGGCGCATTGACCCTAACTGGGTTAATGCGCCTTTTTTTAAAGGTGCGGGGTATGTCCGCGCAGGATGGTCAGGTTGCCAGCCGGATCGGTTTCAAAGCAGCATAGAGATTGCGGCATCTTGCCGTTCCATTGCCCCATACGCTCATTTTCAATCCATGTGAGGGTAGGTTAGACCAGCCGAGTAGAAAGAATGGTCCTGAACGATTTAAGGTAGTCTGAGAGGTATATCTGGTTTTTAATCCGAATTTGCATGGTTTCCCCCTTTTTTTTACTGTGAGTGCTTAATTACCCACCTTTTTGGCCACCTTGCCGTTCCATCGACCCATGTGTTTATCCCAACGGAGTTTTAGACAGGGCTAACCAAACACAAAAAACGGTCTTGAACCATATCTGATTTTTGATCTGGATTTGCATGGTTTTTACACCATGTCATCAACTCCGTTTTCGTCTAATCTTTACAAAGTCCATCTCTTTTTTATTTTTTAGGGTATTTTCTTAATAATTTCAATTCTTTAGCCTAAAATTTACCGTGTTTTTATAAAAACTTAATAATTTCAATATATTAGCAACTTTTATGACACTTCATGACACTTGAAGGGCATTTTCATTAAAATGCCCTTAGGGCTTTTTTCTGGGGCTAATATGAAAATGCCCTTCAAGTGTCATGAAGTGTCATGGATGGCATCAAGAATTATCCTTTATTCCTTAATTGCGGATAAATAATCCTGGTAGCCAAGGGCTTGGGCACGGGCGAGTTTGTCTTCAGCATAATGGGTAGTCATAAATCACACGGCAGGAAACTCCCTGCTTTAGCTGGGAGAGGAATGCCGTCCTTCTTTTTTAAAAGATTTTTCTTGACAAAAGCATTTAATGTGCATATTATATAAATACTTGGACGCTATATGCTATCCAGGTAGCGGCTCAGTCAATAGCCGTATCGTAGCGCACGATGATGCCAAAGCCCCTTATGAGGAATTGCGGCGGAGTGCAGTTACAAGCCGCCTGCTTTAGCTGGCGGTAGTTGACTTAAAAAGCTCCCCCTGTTGTAATTGCTTCATACAATACGGTGAAAAATACAGACATTCCCGCTTTTTATTATCGTCTCCACGGGTTTTATTGGTGCTCGTGTTGGCATATCCGCCATTTGATTGCCATACTTGAGCCTTCCAACCGTAATTTTCAATCAACTCTTGATATTCTTCATAGCCTGCCAGGACAATGCGATATGATGGAATGTTACCGCGCTCCTTACACCAGGCCATAACATCGGCAGCGATGGTTGATGAATCGTGACGATATAAAAACAAATCCCTATCCTTAACCCCGTATGGCGGATCAAAAAAAATACCGACATCACCAGCTTTGTCTTGCCATTTGCCACCACAAACACGAGTCCAGTCGCCGCACACTACCCGGGCATACCGTAACCGCTCTGATAATTGCCTGAATAATTTATAAATATTGGTATTGTACGGGTCGTGTACCCCCATCCCGCTGTCGCTGATGTGGGGGATATGCCCAATGGCGTGCACCCCCATCCCGCTGCTGCTGATGTGGGGGATCTGCCCAATGGCGTGCACCCCCATCCCGCTGTCGCTGATAGAGGGTATCGCGTTTAAACGCGTCAAGCCCGAACCGATCCAGCAGGACGCCGCCCAAACCCAATATCCAGCCAGCTTCGGATTACAATATTCGTCATTTTCTGCAAGATTTTTTAAAAGGGCTGGTTCTTCGGCAAGCAACCGCCGCCGCCGAGCGTTCAAATCGACATGATTCACGGGCCAGTCGCACCATTTCGCGACTTCATCCGGACATTGCTGTAAAGACCGCCAAACGTTCGCCAAAAATCCATCTTTATCACATATCGTCTCTATTGTTTCTGCCGGATTAAATCTTTCCCGCGCAAGAAGCACAGCGCCAGACCCGAAAAAAGGCTCGATGTAATGTTTTGGATTCCCAAGTGCTTTCCAAATTAGAGAGGCCATTCTTAATTTTCCTCCAAAATATGGGAACGGTGCTTTTAATTTAGCCATAAAATCCCTCCTCGTTGATATACAAGCCATCATCTTAATAATCCGGATCTCCGACCGCCGCAAAAGCAATTCCAGCCCGTTGAAATTCACCGTGACCGGCCCGGAAGGATCAAGACGCGCAACGTCATTTTTTTTGCTTCTTTTTCACCAAATTCTTCAGTGGTCTGTCCGGCTTTCGTGATGGCGGCCGTAATTTTTGAAGAGTCAAAATCATCCACCCGACCATTTCTTTTTTTAATATGATTGAACATATTTTTCCTCTAAAATTAATTCGATTCCCATCCACATACGCTCCTTGCCGCTGCGATACTGATTAAATCCCTTGGCGATTAAAAGCTGCGTGAATTTTTTCCGTCCTATCGGATATTTTTCTCCATTAGCATTACACCAAGATATATATGCGGCCCATAATTCAGAATTTTTAACATAAGCGGTTTCTTGTAGAATTATCATGTCTTGCATGAAGTCGGCTAGCGGATCCATTTTCTGTTTATATTCATTTGTAGCCTGTTTCACGACGTCCGGCGGCCTTAAGCCTTCTTTTTGCCAGGCAAGACACCCCTGCACCAGCCAAGACAGGACGGCGGGTCCTGTTTTTTTTATATTGCACAAAATATTTTTAAGGTGTATATCTCTTTTCTGTTCAGATATTTGTTGATCAAAAGGAATTTGCAGGATACGCCGCCAGATCGCCCCATCGATCCCGGTGATTCGCGGTTGATTATTTGCCGCCAACCATAATTTTAGCTGCGGCACAAATTCAAAAAATTCTTTATGTAGAAACCGGGCTGCAATAACATCACCACCGGTGAGTTGATTAACCAGACCCTCCGCCAGTTTTTTACCCTCCTCAACTTCAATGCCGATTACCAGTCTTTTTCCCACCAGCCTGGCTATGTCGTTTTTTGCTCCACCAGTCTGGCTCTTTTGCAAAAAAGCCTCAAAATCAGCGAAGGCTGCGTAGTCTCCCAGGGCAGCTGCGATAGCCCGTAAAAAAGTGGATTTGCCTGTAGCCGGTGGGCCATACATAAACGCCATTTTTTCTTCGCTTATATCGCCCGTAATGCTGTATCCGGAAAAGCGCTGCACAAAGGACCGCACATCTGCATCAGGTATTGTCTGTTCTAAAAATCGTTCCCATTTTTCATCTCTCGCTTCAGAATTATATATAACAGGAGTTATTTTTGTTATCAGGTCTTTCGGATCATGCTTTTTAAGTTTTCCAGTTCTTAGGTCCAGAGTTCCATTTTGACAGTTCAATAAAAATAAATCAGTGTTAAATTGATTTAGTAAAACAGGTATTCCCGGCTCGCTTTCAGCCAAGCTCATCATGGCTTTTATGCGATTATCGCTTTCTGATTTCAAGGCATGATTAACGAGTGCTTTCCACGCATCGTCATCATGTAAGCCGGCGGCCTCTTTATACAGCAGCTTTACCATCTTTTTCGCCAGGCATTTTATTTTCCCGGTATTATCCTGCATCCAGCGGTCGCCGTTCCATACATACCAGCCTTTTTCTTCATGACTGTAACGGATATTTTCACCACAAAAATGGGCTAGCCGAAAGGCGTTTCCCATATCAGTAAAGTGGGGCCTATCAGCGAAGTTGATATTTTCATCGTCCGTTGGTTTCGCCGTTCCCGGCATCCAGACCGGCGCCTTCTCGACCAGCGCCATGAGGGTAGAAACGGCAACCAGTGGATCGTTATGCCGGGCTATAAAATCACTCACGTCACCGCCTTTCGGCAGGCCGGGCAGTTCCACCACCTTAATGCTCTTCGCCACACCGTAAAGCGCCGTGGCCACCTGAACAGCGTGTTTTTGGCCTGGCTCATCGTTATCCGGGATAACTATAATATTTTTACCGCGCAGGGCCTCGGTATAGAATTTGCGCCATTTGCCCGCACCCATAGGACAAGTGGTCGCCACAACACCAATGTCCTGGAGGGCAGATAGATTATCAACATCTTTCTCGCCCTCAACCACGATTACCTGATCGGCGGCCAGCACCTGGGGAAGGTGATATAAAACGGGCGTAATTCCCTGGAGGTTCCAGATATGTCCGCCATGTCCGTTCGGGCGACGTTGCCGAAAATCTTTGGGTGAGAACCGACATACTTGAAACAGCAGACTTCCGTCGGCGGCATGGTAGTCATATACCGTTGTTATTTTGGCTTTTTGTGTTGGCTGATTGCTTCCGGACCGTTTGCCCTTCTGTTTGCCGGGAATTGTCTGGGTCCCCCTTACGCCCGCAATAATGCCAAGCTCAATAATGGCGGTTTTGAAATCGCAACCATGTTTTTTTTTATAAAAACTTATGACATCACCTTTAGCCCCGCATCCTGGACAGTTGAATATGCCTGTGTGAACATCAATTCCCAAGGACGGTTTAGTGTCCTCATGAAATGGGCATAGCGCCGTGGCCCAACCTCGTCTATCGGGTTTCAATAATTGCCCAAGCTCGGTTTTGTAATATTCGAGATAATTTATGCTCTGAACAATCTCGTCTTTTGTGCTTATTGCCATTGTTCTTCCGCTCATAAAACAATTTTCCCCTTTAAAAAATGCGCACCCCACTTGACAGACAACGATGTGCAGGGGAAACTCTATGGCAGGGCTGCCAGGGAGAGAGCATCGTTGCCGTCAGGCCCGAGTCCTGACTCGGGGTGCGCACGTAAAGTTTTGTGAGGGATATTTTTCTCCCCTGCGTGTTTTCCTGGGCATGTCGTAGTTCCAGGTTATCGTCACCATGTCATCGACTGGCGGCGTTGTCAAGCGAAAATATTGGGCTTTATTTTTCATGGAGCCTCCAAAGAAAAATCGTCCATCAAAACCGTGTTATAATGAAATCAACAAAAGGAGAGGATGGGATCACACGATCTGATGGGCGAATTTTAAATTGCATAGTTCCGCTCAAAAAAATGCGCACCTCGCTCGGCAGACAACGATGTAATGGAGGACTCTATAACAGAATTGTCAGGGAGAGAGCATCGTTGCCGTCAGGCCCGAGTCCTGACTCGGGGTGCGCATGTGAAATTTTCGTGAGGGATATTTTCTGTCTCCAGTTGGTTTCCTGGGCATGCCGTATTTCCAGGTTATCGCCACCATGTCATCAACCGGCGGCGTTGTCAAGCGAAAATGTCGGGTTTTTTATGAATATGCCCGGTTCAGCCAGCCATTTCTAAATTTTTCGAACTCAGGCTTTTGAACAAGTAGCCCTCGATAAAATCCTGCGGCCTCGCTTCTGATAGCAATAATAAGCGATTCATCTGCCCGATTTATGGCTTTAAAAGTCTGATCACCAAGCAGTCCGTCTTCTTTTACAGGGCAACTACAAGCATGCAAGGCTCTTTGAGCAATCAATGTGGCTTGTTTTATCCCCATATTAATTGCCAGATCAAAAAATTTAGTAGCAATAAGACTATTATCAATTTTATCAAAATTATATTTATCCCACCATTCTCTTCTATAAAACCGCATAACATCCGCTAACGTCATAACCCGGATATCACCGGAATCAATATCTCCATCACCGTCTATATCAATATTAAGAGATCTTAATGTTACTCCATATTTTGTAGCGCCTGCATGATCTCCAGTATAACCACCTTCGTGCTTTAAAACTGTATCCATGGCTATTTCAAAATTTGTTTCCATTTTATTCTTTATGCCAAGCGAAAAATGCCGGGATGTGATGATCTTTGTAATCGAAATATCCGCCACTCATTATAAACCCCTTTTAAAAAAAGTGCGCACCCCACCAGTTTGACAATGATATAATAGGGAACGCCAAGAAGATCCCTTCGTTGCCGTTGTCGCCAAACCTATATCTGGTCAGGGTGTGCGTATTTGATATTTTTTTGGGGAACCATAATTTTGTCTTTATTATTTTCAAGCAGCCCAGCATTCTGAACGTTTTTTGGCGTGGCCATCTGCTAAAACTTAGCAGCGTCTCAGTTCTCTATCAGCCAAACCAGACAGTCCCGCAACCCGAGAAAACCGCTGCGGAAAAGCAGCTTAACCAGCATTATGATAACCGCAGCTAGCAGTATTTTTTTTATTACAGTAGATATTTTGACTTTCATGTTTGCCGTCTGTGGTTTTTCAAAAAAATCATTTGGGCCGGGGCATAGCTTTGTCTGCCAGCAATTTTTCCAGGCTAATCCCAAATACTCTGTAGTAAATCAGGGCGCTGGCCGCGCCGATAGGAGTTTTGCCCCGGGCATGCATAAACACGGACTGATGGGTTAGCCCGGTGCGACGGGCAGCCTCGCGATATGAGAGGCCGGTTAAATCAAGATATTGTCGTAGTGCTGTTTTTCCCATGCCATATATTCTATGGCATAAAAACTGTTTGTCAACTATTTTTTTACATCATAGAAGAACAAATGTACCCAGAATAAAAAAACACAACAAAAATCAAGCCTTAGAAAAAAGAGGCTAAAAATAAAAAAGTGTTAAAAAAAAACTTGACAAGCAGGAAATGAGGATATATGTTATGAGACAAAAGGCGAGAGAAAGCAACCGACCCGGCGCACCCGGGAAAACAAAAGGGAGAGAGAAATGCAATTAACAACAACGCTGAATAAAATTCAAATGTGCAATCCATGCTCTAAAGGATGGAGAAAACTGTTGAAATATCTTGGCAAAACCGTGGCAGACGATGAATCGTTGCCTTTTAGCGTTATCCTCGACAGCAATGGCTTGGATGATGCTCTCTGGTGCTGTCATACTGCACCAGAGCATAATCGGGTATGGCGACTGTATACTATATGGTGTGCACGGCAAGTGCAGTACCTGATGATAGATCAACGAAGCTTGGATGCTCTCGATGTGGCCGAGAGGTATGCTAACGGACAGGCCACTGATAAAGAGCTATCCGCCGCATGGGCCGCCGCAAAGGACGCATGGGCCGCCGCAAAGGACGCATGGGCCGTCACAAAGGACGCATGGATTGCAGAAGATACCGCACGGAAAGCCGCACTGGCCGTAAGGAACGCCGCAGGGGTCGTCGCAAGGGTCATCGCAGGGGACACCGCAGGGGTCGTCGCACAGGCCGTCGCAGAGATCGCCGCATGGGCTGCACGGAAAACCACAAGAGACACAAAGGCCGCCACATGGGTCGCAGAAGATGCCGCACGGAAAACCGTACAGGCCGCTCAAGCTGCCAAATTTAGAGAGATGGTCTCTGGCAAATAATATGATTTATGCCGTGGAAGAAAGCAACCGACCCGGCGCATCCGGGAAAACAAAAGGGAGAGAGAAATGCAATTGACAACAACGCTGAATAGAATCCAAATGTGCAGTCCATGCTCTAAAGGTTGGAGAAAACTGTTGAAACATCTTGGCAAAACCGTGGCAGATAATGAATTGTTGCCTTTTAGCGTCATCCTCGACAGCAATGGTTTGGAGGATGCTCTCTGGTGCTGTCATACTATGCCAGAGCATAATCGGGTATGGCAACTGTATGCTGTGTGGTGCGCACGGCAAGTACAGTACTTGATGACAGATCAACGAAGTTTGAATGCTCTCGATGTGGCCGAGAGGTATGCTAACGGACAGGCCACCGATAAAGAGCTATCCGCCGCATGGACCGCCGCAAAGGACGCATGGGCCGTCACAAGGGACGCCGCATGGGCCGCCGCAAAGGACGCACGGGTCGCAGAAGATACCGCATGGGTTGCAGAAGATGCCGCACGGGAAGTCGCACTGGCCGCCGTACTGGCCGCAAAGAACGCTGCAAGGGCCGTCGCACAGGCCGTTGCAAGGATCGCTGCATGGGCCGCATGGAAAACCGCAAGAGACACAGAGGCCACCACATGGGTCGCAGAAGATGCCGCACGGGAAAGCACACAGGCCGCTCAAGCTGCCAAATTTAGAGAGATGGTATCTGGCAGATAATATGATTTATGCCGCAGGAAAAAGCAACCGACCCGGCGCATCCGGGAAAACAAAAAGGAGAGAGAAATGCAATTGACAACAACGCTAAACAAAATTCAAATGTGCAATATAGGTTCCAGAGGATGGAAAAAACTATTAAAATATCTTGGCAAAACCATGTTAGATGATGAATCGTTGCCTTTTAGCGTCATCCTCGACAGCAATGGCTTGGAGGATGCTCTCTGGTGCTGCTATGCTGCACCAGAGTATAATCGGGTATGGCGACTGTATGCTGTGTGGTGCGCACGGCAAGGGCAATACCTGATGACAGATCAACGAAGTTTAAATGCTCTCGGTGTAGCTGAGAGATACGCTAACGGACAGGCCACCGATAAAGAACTATCCGCCGCAAAGGACGCCGCAGAGGACGCATGGGGTGCCGCAAGGGCCGCCGCAGGGGCCGCCGCAAGGGCCGTCGCAGGGATTGCCACAGGGGTCGCCACAGAGGACGCATGCATCGCAGGAGATATCGCACGGGAAGCCGCACTGGCCGAAAAGGCCGCCACACTGGCCGAAAGGGCCGCCCTAGTGGCCGCAGGGGTCGTCGCAAAGAATGTCGCAAAGAACGTCGTAGGGATCGCCACAGGAATCGCCACATGGGTCGCCGCATGGGCTGCACGGAAAACCACAAGAGACACAAAGGCCGCCACATGGGTCGCAGAAGATGCCGCACGGAAAACCATACAGGCCGCTCAAGCTGCCAAATTTAGAGAGATGGTATCTGGCAAATAATATGATTTATGCCGTGGAAGAAAGCAACCGACCCGGCGCATCCGGGAATATCCAAGCCTTACGGCCTGGACATCAACGGCCCCGATAGGGGCCAAAGGAGAAAAAATGGATAGAACAAAAGGAATCGGCGGTTCAGACGTAGCCGCTATTTGTGGCGTGTCGCCGTGGAAAACACCGCTGCAAATTTATTTAGAAAAAATCGGTGAATCGGCTGGCTCGCCCGATAATCCAGCCATGGCTTACGGGCGCATGGTTGAACCTGTTATACTGCAATGGTATGAGCAATATACGGGTCAGACAGTCGCTGTGCCCGGCCCATTACAGCACCCCCGATATCCCTACCTGATCGCCCACCTGGATGGTCTGACCCCGGACAGAGTAATTGAGATCAAGACGGCACGGTCATCCGTTGACTGGGGGAACCCCGGCACCGATCAGATCCCGGTTTATTATCAGACTCAGGTACAATTTTATATGATGATGGCCGGTCGGACCATCACCGATCTTCCTGTTTCATTTCACGGCACCGTGCCGGAAATTTATACAATTAGAGAGGACGTAGAAATCCAGAAAATGTTGTTGGAGACGTGTATAAAATTTTGGGAATTAGTGCAAAAACGTTACGCGCCTGCAGCAGTTAATGTGGCGGATATTACTGCTCTGTATGGCAGAAAGTCCATGGCCGCGCAGGTCTTGGCATCAGCCGAGGTTGAGGCGGCAGTCCGGGCATATATCGATTCGCAGAGACGGGCTAAATCTCTCGAGGTAGAGCAAGAAGCATTTAAGTTCCAAATTTTACAAGCTCTGGGCGAAGCGGATACGCTCATTGGATTGGACGGCGCTCCACTGTGTACTTGGAAAAAAAGCAAGGATTCTACTAGATTAGACGAGAAGCGATTCCAGACAGAGCAACCGGAGTTATTCCGGCAATACTTAGTAAATAAACCAGGCTCTAGAAGGCTTTTAATCAAAGCAACTAAGTCTGGAGATGTGCATAAAATTTTGGGAGTCAGTGCAAAAACGCCACGCGCCTGCAGCGGTTAATGTGGCGGATATTACTGCTCTGTATAGCAAAATTACTTGGACGCTACATGCTATCCAGGTAGGGTTTTAGTCAATAAACCTATCGCAGGGAGTCGGCTTCAGCCGACTTACTTGCAAGCTATCGGCTTATAGCCGATTAGTAATTGACATATCGGTTCGCAGAGACGGGCTAAATCTCTTAAGTTTGAAAACGTGCATAAAATTTTGGGAGACGTGCATAAAATTTTGGGAGACGTGCATAAAATTTTGGGAGACGTGCATAAAATTTTGGTAGACAAACCAAGTTATAGAAGATTTTTAATCAAAACAACTAAGTGAGGAGTTCAAAATGAACAAAATTATGAATCCCTACGGGAATGGCCAAAGTCAAGAAAACAACGCAATTAGTATTGAAACCTCCCGGGCAGTGGCCGAAGTCCAGGCGGGTATCATTTTGGCAAAACGATTCGGCCGAATGCCGCAACTGTGCGTTGATCGCATCTTAAGGGAATGCCAGCGGCCAGGGCTGGCCGAAAAAGCGCTTTACTCTTATAACCGTGGCGGTACAGATATCTCCGGTCCTTCAATTCGGCTGGCCGAAGTTATGGCCCGGAATTGGGGAAACATAGACTATGGCATCAAAGAAATCGCGCAAAACCAAGGCGAATCCGAAATGATGGCATATGCTTGGGATTTAGAAACCAATGTGCGCCAGGTTAAAATTTTTGTAGTCAAGCATGTTCGGTACACGAAGCGAGGAAATTACGCGCTGGAAGACGGCCGCGACATCTACGAGGCAACGGCTAATCAGGGCAGCCGGCGTCTGCGGGCGTGTATTCTAGGCATCATACCGGGCGATGTGATCGATGTCGCCGTTAGTCAATGTGAGGAGACTCTGAAGGCCAGCACCGATGTGTCCCCTGTGGCTATCAAAAAAATGATCGACGCATTTAACGCTCTTGGCGTTAAGAAGGAAATGATTGAAAGGCGCATTCAGCGCCGCATTGATACAATTACCCTATCCCAGATCGTCAGTTTGCGAAAAATTTATACTTCGCTGCAGGATAATATGAGTGTCCTGAGCGACTGGTTCGAAATCGTCCGTGCCAAACCGGGCGAGTCTATATCCGGCATTGATGCTCTCAGGAGCGCGCTGAAAAAAAAGACCGAGCCTGAACTTAAGCCCAAACCTAGCGCAGAGCTTGAACTTAAGCCCGAACCTAGCGCAGAGCCTGAACTTAAGCCCAAATCTAGCGCAGACAGCCCTGCGCCCGGCGCACAAACAAGCGACGGTTTAGAGATCGGGACAAACGCAGGAAAAAAAATTCCCCAAAAGGAAGAGTGGAACCCGTACAATGAAGATCTGCAACATCGCTATAGTGTGGACAAGGCCGCGATTATCAAAAATGAGTGTGAAAAAAGAAAAATTAACATCACGAGTCTGGCGCTACGAGATGCACACCAACTTTTGCGGGATGTCGCTGCCTCAGCTACAAGCCTGCTTGACATCGATAAGGGACCGTTTCCTTTCGGCCAGCCCGATCCCAAGCCTGAAACCGACGATCCCAAGCCTAAAATCGGCTATCCCAAACCTGAAACCGACGATCCCAAGCATGAAACCGATCTGAAGAACTCATACGACAGACTGGTCGTGACGGCGACAAGAGAGGCTAAAGCATATGCGAGCGAAAAGCTAAGGCTCGAAAAAACTGTCAGCGGGCACAGGCCACCGGCAAAAAACCAGATCGAGAAATGGGTAAAGCTTGTAAGTGAATATGAAGCTCAATCTAATCCCGAGACAAAAAATGAGCCGTTTTGGAGCGTGCCGAAGTCAATTGCCATTAAAAAAATTCAAGAGACGAGACAATCATGAGGCAAGAAAGACACACAGTAAAATTCAGAGACGAACTTTCCGGGACCACTTGAATAATCATGACCTTAGTAATTCTTTATTTTGGCGGTTACATTGGAAAAGCAGATTAACAGACTCATAAAAAGCGAGGGGATTAAATGGCACGCGGACTCAACAAGGTAATGCTGATCGGACGTTTGGGAAAGGACCCGGATATGCGGTTCTCCCAGAGCGGCATGGCGGTGGCCAGTTTTACGATCGCCACCAACGAGGGATGGATGGACAAAGCCACCAATGAGAAGAAAGAGCGCACCGAATGGCATCGGATCGTGGCTTTCGGCAAGTTGGGGAAAATCTGCGGGGAATACCTGGCCAAAGGCAAGCAGGTGTACGTTGAAGGCAAGCTTCAAACCCGGTCCTGGGAACAGAACGGCGTGACCAAGTATACCACGGAAATTGTGGCCAGCGACATGCAGATGCTGGATTCAAAGGGAGCCGGCACATCAAATGAATTCGGCTATTCCAGCCGGAAAGTATCCGGTGCAGCCCAGGGGGTGCAGAGTGCGGCTCAGCCCTCCGTCCAGCCGTCCAGCCAGCCGTCTTCCGGTTATTCCAGCGGGTCATCCTCCGAGAATCAGACCCCGCCGCCTAAAAATTTTGACGATGATATTCCATTTTAGCATTAAATTTTTTTCACCACCACAGAGGCCACAGAGTTCACAGAGAAAATTTTTTTCCGTGTGGTAAATAAAGATCAAAATAAAGTAAAACTTTACTAGTGAAAAATAACAATTTATCAAATTAATTCAACCTATTATTTAAGAATACTTTTTACGAGACCATTATAATATAGCTGCTGCGTTAATCTATTAAGGGAAGAGGGAAAGGCCATGAATGTTTTGGAAATTGTCAAAGAATATCTTATCCAGAACGGATATGACGGCTTATATAACACGGCAGGTGAGTGCGCGTGTCTGATTGAGGATTTAGCGCCCTGTTCAGAGTCTTGTTCGGATTGTGAGCTTGACTATAAGGGTCCCTATCTGTCGTGTGAAGCGCTCCTTTGATAATCGACGGCGTTTCAATGAATTCACAAAAAAATTGTATCTTTTAGCAGAGGAAATTATGGCAAGCTCGTTGAAAGGCGACACTAATCCCCGGTAGCCCATTGTCTATAACCGATAGACCGCGCCATAGGATGCTCCGTGTCCCCGGCAGCGACATCCACCCAGTTTTCGATCAAGTTGCTTGCGGCCGGTAGCGGGTAACCCGACACATAACCAGCGATATCGACGGCGTCTTTTAACAGCTTCTCAAAATCATCGTCGTCGCCTTCGACTATTTCCCGGAGATCCTTAGCAATCCTGTTTGTTGTATCCGATACGCTGCCGACCGGAGAATATTGAGCGTCGCCCCATCCGGAATCGTTCTTTAGAAACAGAATGTTATACAGCGTCTCTGCGATGTCTCTGACAAGAAAAAGCCCATTTGTAGGCCCGAGAACAACAGATCGGAACATTCGTTTCCAGAAAAGAGTAAAATCGTCATCGTCATCATCGAATACCAGCGGAAGGGAGGCTATTGCCTCGAACATTGCCGGGACAATCACCCAGAAGAGAAACAATCTTTTTGCGGAATTACCAGGGTTGGCAGGCATATTTCTGATGGCGGCGGATATCTCCCGATAATAACTGGCCGGGGCAGTGAAGAACATGGTCATCAGCTTTGAAAAGTCGCCTCCCTGTTGGACAAGGCCCAGGTCCATAATTTCTCCAGACTGTTGGGTATCTCTTGCGACCTCCTCAAATTTAATAATCGCCCGTTTTTTCGCTTCAGGCTCACCCAAGCCGTTTTTAAGACCGGCTTCAAGGTGATACTTATAGACGGCCCACCCTCCGGCATAAATGGCCTGCATGTCGCCCAGGCGTGCCAGAAACATCAGTTTCGTTGGCCAGTTGTGTTGCTGCCCGATTGTCTGCCCAAGGGTCTTCCTGCTGGCAATGGCCACGTCCCGGGTATGGCCTTTTTCATATCTCATTTTAACGAACTGAGATTTTCCGAGAATCCGCATTTTTTCCAAAGGGCTGCCGGTTGTCGGATTCAGGAAGTCGGCAAACCCGGCGATAAAATCGTTCGTCGGGATATCCGCCGCCATTGCCGGGATGGAAGTAAGCTGTTTGATGTAAATAACAGGGTTCGCGCCAATGACGGCCGAGCTGAACCGGCCCCGCCAGGAATCGAGATTTAAAACATTAAACACATCCTTGAGCTTACGGCGACCGGCAGTAAATTTCTTTATAAACTCGTCTATGGCGAAATTCATGTTGGTTCCGTGAATCCGCTCAATATATCCCTTAGTGATCGGGTTGCCGAAAACACTCTGCATCATCTGTATTGGAATCGACCAAGCCGCGAAATGGTTCATGTCATATATATGATCCATCCAAACTTTTAGCAGGTTGGTTTCCCGAATGGACTTGGTTGAGTGCGTCAGCGTGTGAAGTGCTCCTTTAATAATCGACGGCGTTTCCTGGTACTGCTGAAGCAAATTAACATCCCTCTCTTTACGAAAAATTTGTCGCTGAATCGGGGTATATGCTCGACCGTGATCAAGGACGGCGCCAAACCGCTGTTTGTAAACAGGCGAAACGGTCTGGTAGATGTGCTCTCCCAGGGTCTCTGACAGCCACCTGGATAACTCAATCACCGCGGGATCAATCGTTTTCTTAATCTGCCCGAAAAAAGCTGCGTCTGCACCCATTTTCTGGAACGTCGTATTGACCATTGCCATACCATCTTCGGCGAGAGCGTCGCCCCGTTGTTTTACTGCCCACCAATATGCCGCCGTCATCGGGGTCAATTTGATTTGTTCGTTCTTTCCATTTTCATACGTTAGTATATACAGATCCTCTTTATTTGATTGGTTATCAACCCATCTCTTGACTTTGTGCCCCGTTCCGCCGATCAAATCCTTCACTTTTTTCGTTATCATAGCAATCGCCGCACCGTTGAGCGCGTTTTCTTCGTTTGTTGCGTAATGAGCTGCCCCACCGATAATCTCAACCGCGTCGGACTTCAGCGTACCCTTCCCGGACTTTCTGGCCAGTTTGTCCATCAAGAACCGCCAGCTTTGATGTATGGTATCGAATTGAGATAGTTTGTCGGCGATCCGGTTCCACGCTTTTTGTTGGTCACGGATTCTCTGGTTTCTTTGACCAATGGTTTCCGGCTTCGGGGCTTTTTCGCCAGTAATCTCACGGTCAAGGCGTCCCCGGATTTCCTCCATTTTTTGTTTCCGTATGGCCTCACTTACCTGCCATTTTGTCCGGCCTTCAGCGATTATCCTCTGTAACTCTTCATAAGCATTGACAAGCTGCGCTTCGGACATTTCCTTTATGCCACCGAAGGTATTTATCAGAGCAATCTTCTGGTCAATGTCTTCGATATCTGAAAACCACTTGTTTGTAGCAATCTTGTTGTCCGAATCAGGAACGTTTTCCTCTAGCGTCTCCCGCTGTTTTGATAAGGCGTTGATATGAAACTCAGCCGCCGGCATTGTATTTATCGGGGTTTTACCAAAAACGGTTTTGTTTAGTTTTTCAAGCTGGGAGAGGACGTTCTTTTTTACCTTTCCGCCTTTGGCCGTGCGCGGTTTGCGACGCAGTTTATGGATGTCTCGGCGGAGTTCTTTTTTAACCTCTTCGGAGAGAAACTTTTGCGCTTGAACGATAACCTGGTCAAAATATTTTTGCCGCGTCTTTTTGGTTTTTGCCGTGACTATTTTCGGCATACCGGCCAGCGCTTTCGCTCTGACGCCGGGGGGCAACTTCATAAGGAAAGCCTTGTATTCTTTTATTTTTTGCTCTAAGTCAACGCTGTTGTCTTTCATCATAGTCTTAAGAAAAACGTAATCACTGGCCAGCTTCCGGGCCTTTGTCTCAGAGACCGTGATAGTATTTTTCTTTGTGGTTTTTTTAATGTCGGCTATAATTGCATCGACGGCCTTTCTGGTTTTCTCAGCGGCTTTTTTGTCGATTGTATCGGCTGTGCCAAGGGCATCGGCAGGGCCTACTGTTTGGAACCGGATATCATCGCTCTGGTCGTTGAACCGCTCGAGCAGGGGGATGATCTTGCCAGCCCCACTCTCACCCTTACCGGCCTCTCTCTGGAACGCCTGCCCGGTCTCAATACCCTTGGCCACCTGCCCGACCGTCGCCCCAAACAGCGCCCGCAGGCCGTCAATAAAATCCCGCACCTTTTGCACGATTCGGCCCAGGACCGTATTGCGGGTTTTCTCGCGGGCCTCCAATAAGGCGGTAAGATATTCAGCCCTTGCTTCAGCTCGGTCACCGACAGAGGCCCCACGCTCAACACCGGCCGCCTTTTCAATAACTGTCTGCTCCAGCCTATTTATCAGACCGATGTCATCCAGAAGATGGATGCCCTCATGGGCCAGCGTATATTTATCACCCAGGGAAGATAAATAAATGGTTTTGTTCTTGTATGCACCGAACGCTTTGCCGGGATCCCGGATGGACAGGGTGGCCACAAACTGTCTCTTGTTGATCAACCCCTCCACCTGTTCCACGATTACGATTCGCTTGCCGATCCGAACCCAGACCTTACCATCCGGCGACCGGCCGGAATCAAGGCCTTTAAAAAAAGACCGTATCTGTTTTGTGGTAACGCCGGAAAAATTTGAGACGCCTGCCTTTACGGTTTGAAACAGCGGCTTATCCTGATCTTCGGCTCTCACACCCGTAAACGTCTTGTTGTTGCGGACAATTTTCTTCCCGAAAGGTAAAATAATATTCTTCAGGGCAGCGTTGTTGCTCAGGGAGTAGTCGCTAATGGTGGTCACGTTCGGCAGTTCAATTGAAGCCAGGGCAGCGTTGTCGCTCAGGGAGAAGTTGCCAATGGTGGTCACATTCGGCAAGGCAATTGAAGCCAGGGCGGCGTTGTTGCGCAGGGAGTTTTTACCAATGGTTTCAACGTTCGGCAGGGTAATTGAAGTCAGGGCGGGGTTGCTGCTCAGGGAGCTGTTGCTAATAGTGGTCACATTCGGCAAGGCAATTGAAGCCAGGGCGGCGTTGTCGCGCAGGGAGTAATTGTCAATAGTGATCACGTTCGGTAAGGCAATTGAAGTCAGGGCGGCATTGTTGCACAGGGAGTAGCTGCTAATGATTTTAACGTTCGGCAGTTCAATTGAAGCCAGGGCGGCATTGTTGCACAGGGAGTAGCTGCTAATGATTTTAACGTTCGGCAGTTCAATTGAAGCCAAGGCAGCGTTGTCGCTCAGGGAGTAGTTGCCAATGGTGGTCACGTTCGGCAGTTCAATTGAAGCCAGGGCGGGGTTGTTGTTCAGGGAATCGTTACCAATGGTTTCAACGTTCGGTAAGGCAATTGAAGCCAGGGCGGCATTGTCGATCAGGGAGAGGTCGCCAATGGTGGTCACGTTCGGCAGTTCAATTAAAGCCAGGGCGGCATTGTTGCACAGGGAGTGGTTGCCAATAGTGATCACGTTCGGTAAGGCAATTGAAGTCAGGGCGGCATTGCTGCGCAGGGAGTGGTTGCCAATAGTGATCACGTTCGGTAAGGCAATTGAAGTCAGGGCGGCATTGCCGCGCAGGGAGTAGTTGCCAATGGTGGTCACATTCGGTAAGGCAATTGAAGTCAGAGAGTCGTTGTTGCTCAGGGAGTAGTTGCCAATGGTGGTCACGTTCGGTAAGGCAATTGAAGCCAAGGCGGCGTTGCCGCTCAGGGAGTAGTTGTCAATGATTTTAACGTTCGGCAGTTCAATTGAAGCCAGGGCGGGGTTGTTGCTCAGGGAGTTGTTACCAATGGTTTCAACGTTCGGTAAGGCAATTGAAGCCAGGGCGGCGTTGTCACGCAGGGAGTAGTTGCCAATGGCGGTCACGTTCGGCAGTTCAATTGAAGTCAGGGCGGCATTGCCGCTCAGGGAGTAGTTGTCAATGATTTTAACGTTCGGCAGTTCAATTGAAGCCAGGGCGGCGTTGTCACGCAGGGAGCTATTACCAATGGTTTCAACGTTCGGTAAGGCAATTGAAGTCAGGGCGGAGTTGTAACTCAGGGAGAAGGCGCCAATGGTAGTCACGTTCGGCAGGGCAATTGAAGTCAGGGCGGCGTTGTCGCACAGGGAGTAGCCGCTGATTTCAGTAAGATCGCCGGTATCGAATCTTATTATCTGCCCATTTTGCACAAAAAAAGAAAACTTTTTGTTGTCTTTTGTAGTGCACTCAATCAACCCTTTTTTGCCAAAGCGGGTCTTGCCGATAAGGCTAAAAATGCTGTTCTCGTAGTTGGCGAATAAGCCAACCCCATTTACAATCCCGTCAGCCCGCAGAACAAACCCCTCCACCACTCGTTCAATGCCCGGGTTGACAATCGTAGCCGCTCCACCACTCATAATAAAACCGTCGCCCCAATATACGCCATTCCGCTCACGGGCATAGTGATATAGGCTCCCTTGCGCGTCTTCGACTATGCCGGGGGAGAGGACGGGCGTGTCCGTGGTCGTTGCGGGTTTTTTTATCTTTACATAATCATAAATGGCGTCCTCAAGACCATCTATAATTTTGTTTAGCTTTCTATTATATGTAACATCGGGATTTTTCCCGTCCTGAAGGGTATGATTATATCTGTTGAGAATCCATAATGACCCCTTTGATTTATCGTTTTTACGCCAGATTTGCACACACATTGACGACGTACCATAAGGATCTTCCCGTTCTCTCTTTAGCCCAGACAGGGCATACGTCCCGTCATCTTTTAACCAACCCCTTTTTTCCAGATATTTTTTCCATTCCGGGGTAAGATTATCTTGTGTTAACTCTTCGGCCCTCGGCGTTACATCAGCATTATACCGGCGCAACCAGAATATAAAACGGTCACGCAACCGGCCTTCTATGTCATTGTACGTACATATTACACTGTTTCTTGAGTAATCTGACCGAAACGAAAGAACATCTTTTCGAGTTTTCGTCTCCGTCAGCCTATATCCTGCTTTTTCGGCTAACTCCTTAGCGGACAGCGTAAGTTTTTCTTTGACAGGCGCTACAATGATCATCTTCTCGGATAAAAACTCTACCTCTAACTCCATCCCCATATTTGTGATGATGTAGGGGAGATGCGACTTGACGGGCACTTTCTTTTGAAGAAAAGCAATCAATTCTTCACTGTGATCATAAGCAATCGGCATCTTACCCCGAATCACCCTGGCTGTCGTTTCGCCGAACGCTTTCTTCAGCGCCTTGAAATTGTCAATCATCGGGGCGGGAGTAGGAGCGGGGGTCCGCATAAAAAAAACATCGTCGGATGGTTGTGCCGGGTCTAACTTAATGCCGAGCACATGCTTCACCATTTCAGCAATCTGAAAATTAACAGTTTTTTCGGCAACGAGCAGTTTAGACCGCACCCCCTTCATCTGCCGGGCGCCCAGGGCAATTAGTTGGCGGATATCGTTGTTGCTGATCTTCATTTTCACGCCCAACTTCCGCAGGGCGCCCCGGATCATGCCGATCAATTTCGTAATTAGTGAGTTGTCTACTCCGGATTCTGCCAGCTTTGCCACATATTCGCGGGCCGCTTCCACCTTGCCAGCAACCGTGGACAGGTCTGAATCGTAGGTAGTGGCGATTTTCATGAACTCCGGGTCATTGAGCTTGCTCATCCAGACGCTGGTGAAAAACCGCTTGGCTTTTTCCTTGCCGAGAATCGCCTCAACACCGTAGTGCCCGAACACCTCGTGGAGGAATGCAGACTCTGCATCTTCGGTCGAACGGATATTGTCTGCCACGAAATAGATGTCACCACGATCATTAACGGCGACAATCTGCCCGGATGCGTTTTTTCGCTGGATGATGTCTATAATCCTGGGGGGAAGCTCCGCTTCTGACTGAACGAAGTGAGCCTTTGGTCCAGCGGTCAGCTTGTTCAAAAGTGGCAAAACAATGGCCTTAACTTCGGCAATGGGAAAGCCGCTGCCTAGAGAAGTGGTCTTCTGGAACAACACCTTATCGGCTTTCCGTATAGCTCGCTGCCTGTCGGCATTGTCGCCGTTCTTGTAATAGTTGATGGCTAGACCGTGTTTTTTTAGTGCGGCAACAACGTCCGGCGATGTGTTTTTTGGCACAACTGCCGTGTGAAATTCGTTAAAACCGACAATCCTTTGAGCCTTCGCTTCAAAATATTCAGTCGGCGCCTCTTTTAAAGATTTTAAAAAAGCGTCAATCTTATCAAGCGCCTCTTTCGGCAACTCTTTAAAGGTTTCGTTTATACCATGGCGCCCTTCAGCTAATGCGCGACCTGCGTCATCATAATAACCAAACGACGTTGATTCAAATTTATAAAACGGTTTCAACGATTCAAGAAGATCTGACAGTTGGTTTTGTAGGTCATTTTTAATTTTGTTCATTTGTTCAGAGTTAACTAGCCGGTCCTTGTCTTTTTTGATGCTCCCGAGGCTTTTGTATTCTTTTGCATGTGACGCTCGGATGCTGCCGACGCCGTAAAAAGAAGCTTCTCCACTACGCAATGCGCCCGACCGCATTTGTTTTATAATATTATCAAGAGTATACGGTATGTACCTCCGGTTGCCTAAAGAGGTAACTCCTTTTAAAATCTTGCGCCCGGTAACGAGTGTTTTAAACTTTTCCCTTACGAAAGTACGGAAGGCGTTTTCTGTTTTATGAGACCTGAAAGCCTGGCTCAATGATTTATACGGCGATTCCGTGTTCTTGGTTATTTTGGGAGCAATACCATTATCCCGAAGCCATGCATACTTTACAGAATTTTTATTTAAAATGGCGTCTAGGCCATGGCCCTGTATGTCAGAACCATCAAGATGGCCGGACCACTTGTTTTGTGTCGACACGAATGGGTTCCAGTCCCCATCTATCCATTTATTAAAATCGGTAATGGCTTTTTCGTTAATATCATATTTGGCTGCCGGGTAGCGCGGAGAATAAATATCGGCGTCAAACACACGCACTTTACCAGACTGTAAAAAATTAGGGTGCGCGAGAAGAGAAATATCCCCAAATTTCACCATTGCTTCGTTTTTAATACTAGACACGGCGGAGGATGGCATTGCCAATCCACCAAGATCTAGCGCATGGCGCAGCTTGTCTTCGGTGATATTGTGTGTGATATAAAGAGATTTGTCTTCAGTCAGGCTGAATTTCGGGCTGTCGTCAGGTTCTTTTCTGCTGGAAGCGGCATCCTGCTGCGCTTTTGCCTGCTGGACTTTAAAAAATTGACGGGCCTCGGATGCGGACCCGAACGTCTGCCCGGCAAAAACCTCATTGCGAGTGCCACGGAAGAACAGCCTAAACGATCCATCGGCCTGCTTCTTTGCCTCGGTTCTGTCTATCTGGATGTTCGGACTTTGGACAAGCTCACTTGATTCCCATGCTGCCGGCTTTGTTTTTGCCGCAAGGTCCGGGTAGTCTTTCAGAACTTCGGCGGGGACTGATTTGGCTTCTGCAACTGGTAACAATTTGTTATCGGTTGGGGTAAGGGTGTTGGTTACGTCAGACTGTGGTGCAGCCAGTGGTTCGCTGGAGATTGTTTGGGGCGTCTCAGGAGAAGGGGTTACTGTTCCTTTTTTCTCTTTACCAGTTTCGTTCTCAAAATCGGTGACCGCCTGATCAAGAAGAAACATGCGCTGACGTTGTTTCGCCGTCAGCTTCGCCCTGGAGACGTATTTCCTTGCGAGTACGTCAATTTCTTTCCTGGAAAAAAACTCCTGCCCTACAGACTTCGTCTTTTCGTTCAGTTTTGTAAACCATCTTGGAGACGATGCACCGAAAGAATATCGATTTCCTTCTTTATCGGTCGCCACACCCCTTGTTTCGGTCGTCTGGAGGCTTGCCGACATATCGGCCAAAGTCTTCGCTTTCCCGGCCAGCCGGTTTACCGGGGCATTCTCAAATGTCCGAGGCTCCGGGAATTCTTCTGGGAACAGCCCGGCATCAATTCGGGCTTGGTTTTCCCTTGCTTTTTGGCGAATTATATCCGCGGGCTTCAGCGAGCCCAGACGATCTTCCGTCTCTTTTATCTGTTTCTTTACAGGCTTGGTCTGTTTCTGCTTTTTGAGATCCGCAAGCCTCTTCCTTAAGGAAATGACTTGTTGATCGTTGCGTTGTTTCTGTATCGTCTTCTGCTCGTCGGCCCAAGCGGTCTCTTCGGCCCCTGCTAAAGCCTGCTCTGCCAAAACGTCCTCTTTTGTCTTCGGCACATTAAAACCGGCGATCTCAGGCTTCATGCCGGAGAGAACAACCTGGTTCCGCTTTGCAGCTTCTGCCGAAAGATTAACCGGGCCAAGGGCCTCCAGGTCTGCCTCAAGCTTTTTGATAACCCGGGCCCGGAACGGAGTTTGTGTTTCCCCGGGAGCTTGTTGCTTTACGGCAGCAATTTGCTGTTTCAGGGCATAAACCTGCCGAATCCTGTTTTTCTCTGAATCCTCAGCGTCGAGAGCGGACCGGTTTACCGGGGCATTCTTAAAGTCGGGCCCGAGATTGGTTTCAGATAAAGACGGACTGGGCGTGGCGGGGGTAGGGATCACGCCAACCCGCACATTCTTTGCTTTTTCAATGGCATCCAAAAGCCCCGGGGTTCTTTCAACCTCACCGGCCAAGTCGTTGGCTACCGCCGGATTGTCATAAAGCCCTGTTTCAATATCGTTCAGTATCTCTTCTGCGATAATAGCTAAATCCCGGTCTCTCAGTCCGGTATCAGAGGGTTCTTTCCCGATAAGGCTTTCCGCCAGTTTTTTTGCCTGCTCCACTGCGGTGTTAGCCCGCTTCTCTTTGGCCTCTTTTATTCTTTCAGACGCTTTTTTATATGCGACATGACCCAACTTCGCCCCGCCGCCAGCTATAATCGCCATCGGCATGACAACCGGGTAAACCTCTTTAACGGCTTCGAGAAAATTTTCAGGTACGTCTTCTCTAAGACCAGCTTTTTTTTCAATCGGCGCTTGTTTGAGAAGTGTGACCGCTTCTGTCGCAAGCTCTGATCCACTTGCAGCCGCGCTCCGGACGCCAACATTTGCGGTCTTCCCTATCCAGTTTTTAGCCATCCGCTCGGCTATTTCTTTTCCAACTATTTTTTTGAGCGGGGCGGTAATAGCGCCAAACTCGAGAAGCTCCCCGGCTGTCTCGAGGCCGGACTCCCAGAGGGCGTGTTTATTGGCTTCTTTATTGAAGGCCGCTGCTGTTTCAAACCATTCTTTATCTGACAGAATAGGCTCACCCGCTTCTTCCCTTTTCTCATTCAGGGCATCCCGGTAGGCGCGCATGATTTGGTTTTTAGCGGCAGATGTTAGCACTCCGGCTGAAGCAACACCAGCGCCAACATAACCGCCAACCGGGTTCCCTCCGGTTGCAGCCAGCCCTGCAGCACCGCCAGCACCGCCGGACACCATGCCCAGGCCGGTGTAACCCATGTTTGACATGGCCTGTGCAACCCCAGCAGGCGTTAGTCCTAAAAACTTATCACCTGTGTTTATGCCATGCTTCTGAAGATACTCCGCCGTCATTTTATCAGACTTAGACTGAAGCCGTTCTGCCATCGTAAGGTCTTCTGCATATACCCCGGCATTTTTACTGACGCCCTTTATGGCGCCAACAGCGGATGACAGCAGACCCATGCCCGCAACAGGAACGCTTTCAATAACGGCAGCAGCAGTATCCTTTAAACCGCTTCTTGTCGCTGCTATATCTTCTTCGATTCCAGCAGCGCTGGCAAAGTTATCAAACGACATTGTTTGATACTTCGGATTCGCGTCATAAACCGCTTTGGCAAGAGCAAAAGAATCTATGTTTGGGAGGCCGCCGTTTTTCTCCCGGATATATTTTAAAAGAGCCATTAAGTCATTCTCTATTATTATTCATTAGAATTCGCGTTTTTAGCCCTGAACTTTTCCATAAACGTCATCTTTTTCTCAATTTCCCTTCTGGTCTTCAGTTTTTCGTTTCTTTCTTCTTTAGAAATAAGCGGAGGTGCATTCGGATCATCACCGACAAAAAAATTGACCTCACTGCTCCCCACACCAACCGACGAGGCTGGCAATATTGTGTATCCCCTCTTTCCAAGCAACCCGCCGTTATCCGGCTTAACGACCAACTGTTCGCCAGCCATTTTGCTTAATAAGTCTATGGTCGTCTCGTCCGGCGGCCGGCCTTTTATTCTTGCCCCAACCGAAAACTTCTTGACGCCGAGCATCTGTGCGGCAAGATCATTAAATCGTTTAATATTAACAAGGTCTACCTCCCCGCCGCCATCGCTACCGTCACCTGAACCATACGGTCCAATCTTAAACGCAGGCCCCTTGTGTTTAGAAATATTCGGGATAACGTTCCCGTTTTTATCAACATACACCTGTGAGTTGTTATGCTCCCTTATCTGTTGCCCATAACCATACGGTCCAATTTTAAACGCAGGTCCCTTGTGTTTAGAAATATCCGGGATAACGTTCCCGTCTTTATCAACATACACCTGTGAGTTGTCATACTCCCTTTCTTTATAACCTGGAATATACGGTCCAATCTTAAACGCAGGCCCCTTATGTTTAGAAATATCCGGGATAACGTTCCCGTCTTTATCAACATACACCTGTGAGTTGTCATCCCTTATCTGCTGTCCGTAGATTGCTCCTTCATACTCTCCGCCGGACAACATGCCTTGGGTTACTGGTCTTCCGTCCTTTGTGTATCCAATAATCTTTTCTTCATATTGTTTTGCTCCGAGGGCCTTTTCTCCAACCAGAATTTTTTTTAGTTCTTCTTGCCGGTCAGCCTCTTTCTTCTCTCCGTAATACCACTGGGCCATATTCGCAATATTGCCCAAACCCTGGCCGATTCCGCTTAAAAGACCTGCTTTCATAAATCACACGGCAGGAAACTCCCTGCTTTAGCTGGGAGAGAAATGCCGTCCTCCTTTCTTAAAAGATTTTTCTTGATAAAAGCATTCAATGTGCATATTATGGATACATTTCCCATTCCAATCGTCAATCTCAATCTGTCTTCAAGTGCAAACATTGCGGTTTCTCTCTTAATGCTGATCTTAATGCTGGCCGGAATATCCGGCAAAATTACTTGGACGCTATATGCTATCCAGGTAGCGGCTCAGTCAATAGCCGTATCGTAACGCACGATGATGCCAAAACCCCTTATGGGAAATTGCGGCGGAGTGCAGTTACAAGCCGCCTGCTTTAACTGACGGTAGTTGACCTGGCGCCTCCAAGTAATCCTGGTTTGGGCGCTTGGCCTGCCATGCCTTGTTTAACAAGCGGCTGTACCGACCCTTTCATGCCGGGCTGAGCCAGGATTTTGCCCTGGCCAGTGGCTTGTCGCTGAGCCCTTGCCTGTATCATCTGTTGAAAATTGGCGGCTTCTTTCGGATACGCTTTCTGGAGCGCCTTGATTGCCTCTATAAGCTGTTGGTTTGTAACCTTACCCTCTTTCCTTGCCTGCGAGATATATAGACTAATTGCAGCGGCTATCGCAACCTGAATATCCTCTTTATTCATCTGGACAGTTCCGGTTGCCTGTGCAGCCTCCGAGACCTCGGCAACGATCCTGCCGATAGCCCCAAGAACAACAATCGGCCTGACGGAATGGCCCTTGCTTTCAATGTTCGCTTCAACGGTAGCCAATACCCACAAGGCAACGTTCGCAATAGCAGAAGGGATAACATCCTCTTCTCCTTGAACGATCTGTTGTGCATCCTGTAACGCATCTGGGAGTTGTCTTTCGACGATGCCGTTCTTCTCATCGTAGATGATGGACATCGCCATCGCCGTCACTTGCTCGACCTGCTGGTCAAAATTAGCCGGCAGTTCCTGGCCGCGTGGCTGCCTCGCCGCTTGCTTTCTTTTTTTCGTTTTTCTCATTACATCGTCTCCAAATATCTGTTGCTGTAGCTTGGACTAAAAAACAACCTATTGTCTTTAAAGCCAAAGCTCATAGGCGGAGACATCGGAGCTGCTTCGAGTAGGCTCGTATTAAGCCGCTGCCGTTTCTCTTCCACCAATCTTTCAGCTTTTGCAGCCCTTTCATCTTCGGACATTCCCTGGTAAACACTGCCAAGGGCGGTCGTCCCTCCTACAAGAACAGCATATTTCCCAAATTCTGACTTAGGCATTATCTTTCCGAGTCCGCTAAGGAGGCCCGCCTGCTGCGTTGGTTGTTCGGCAACGGCCTGGGTCTTTATGGCATTACCCAATCCTTCCGCGACGTTCCCGGTTGGGTTGACTGCTGTAGTCCCCGCCTTAACCGGGGCGCTGCTTACCGCGCCGGAAACTGGTTGTTCTTGCAAAAGACCGGCCTGCGACGCTTTAAGGGGAACACCAGCCCCGCTTGCCGGCGCGCCGACGGCGGCGTTTCCTCCAGCCCCGCTTGCCTGCGCGCCGCCGCCGACGGCGTTTCCTTCAGACATGGCCATGGTGCTACTAGCTGTGACGTACCCACCGATTGCTCCGGCAATGCCGCCTGAAATTAACCCGCTTTTAAACGACTTGCCAACGTCCTGGCCTGTTATAGCTGCGCCGACCGCAGAGATAGCGCCACCCACAACAGCACCGACGATCGCCCCGACAGCTATCGAAGAGAGGTAGCCTGATACACCAACGGCCGCCGCCGAGCCAGCCAGACCTCCTCCTACTGCCGCTGCTACAGCTATAACTGCTGTTGCCATTTTGATAACCTCCTTATAATGTTGTTGACGGAACACCCGACCACGGCAATGTCAATCCGTTTACCATTCTTCAGGTATCCATCCTTAATGATTCCAATTTTCTCCATCCCGATTGATTCACTATACATCATTGTCGAGATAGAAATAACCGGAATTTTTGATATAAATCGTTCAATTACAGTGTTCTCCTTAACCCACCTGGCGGCGCTCAGCGTGTTTCGCATCACGTTTTTTTTGTCGGTCGTGAGAAGATGCGCCTCATATAAAATTGAGTTCACGCATGACAGGACAAACGCAGTGCGTTCAGACGACATTAAGACGATTACGGAAGGGCACGTCAGTAAATGCTTAGCCACATCGAACATGCTCCCGCTGTGATCGTCCGTGATCTTTTCTTTTTTCGCATCAAGCAGCCCGTAAAACCACTCAAAGTTTTTCAGCGTGCATTTCAATTTTTGTGGCTCCTGTTATTTCAGTTGGTCTTTTTAACTCTACCAAATTTATCAAGCATCGGGGCTATCAAATTTATCAAGCATCGAGGCACTATCCCCGGCTGATTCATCAAACATCGAGACATCATACCCGGTTAATTCATCAAGCATCGAGGAATCATACCCAATTCCCGGTTAATGCATCACATGCCGGGATAATATACCGGGAGACCATACGTGTCATAATATAACGGGGCACTATGCCCGGCTGATTCATCCGAGGCACTATGCCCGGCTGATTCATCCGAGGCACTATGCCCGGCTGATTCATCAAACATCGAGACATCATACCCGGCTAATTCAGCAACGAGGGCCATGTTCTGCGTGGTATAATCGTTCAGCTCGTTCAGCATAGTCGTTTTCGTCTCCGTATTGAGCTCCGGAGATGTCAGGATGTTTGTCCTTTCAGTCATATTCTGCTGTGCCAGGAGTCGAAGGCTCTCCGACGTGCTTGCTTTTAAATCGGCATCTATGTTCATTTGGCCGAGGGCCTCGTTGTATTCAAAAAGCTGAGACTGCATTTGGGTATCATAATTAAATGCCTGCTCTTTTTGCCTGAGGATGTCGGCCGCATTCGCTTCCTGAAGAGCGGTGTCATATTTAAATGCCTGCTCTTTTTGCCTGAGGATGTCGGCCGCGTTCGCGTTCTGAAGAGCGGTGTTATATTTATATGCCTGCTTGTTTTGCTCGAGGATGTCGGCCGCGTTCGCGTTCTGAAGAGCGAGGTCATATTCATATGCCTGCTCTCTTTGCTTGAGGGTGTTAGCCGCACTCGCGTTCTGAAGAGCGGCATTATAATTAAATGCCTGCTCGTTTTGCCTGAAGGCGTTGGCCGTGCTCGCATCCTGAGCCGCAATCGGAAAAGCTGATTCAATAGCAGCCTTCTCCCCTGTTCCAGCCGCAATACTGGTGTTTAACAAGCCCCTTTGGTTTGACGCTTCAGCCGCATTTGCTCTGGCCGTTTTAATATATGGGTTGTCTTTGCTCAACAAGTTGTTGAGGCGGCCCTCAACGGTGTCAACATTAAAAGGCGCCTGGTTTTTTGTATCAACCGCTATCGGAACGACAGGTTTAGGCGCAATCCTGGCCGCAGGGGACGTTCGGTTTGATAAAAGACCGCGGACGCCTGGTTTTTTTAAATCGTTTATTGTCCATGCCATCAGGTGGCCTCCTTTTTTCTAACTTCACAAATCGACTATTTCCTGCCTCGAAACGTTTGTCAATTTTTTTTATATAGGAAACTATCGTTGTGAACACTCCCCCACCTATCAAAGATAGGATTGGGGACTTCTTGGGATTAGATTAAAAAAAACATTAAGTTTCCAATCAACATCTTTGCTCTTCTCAAAAATCTTCAATGCCTATTATTCCGTTCGGCATAATTTATTCTCTAACGCAATCGCTTCACTTACATACATTCCCCAATCCATGGAATAAATATCAATAGTTCTGTTAGTTCTGTATATTCCTCAGTAACAGCAGAATAAGCATCACTATATCCCCCAAAACTTAACCCAGCAGTTTGTGTCCCACAACCTGCTAAATAGTTTCTCGCTGTTACTAGATTACCACCAGCTAACCAATTTGTGCCATCATATTCCTCAGTAACAACAGAATTAGCGCCAGTATATCCCCCAAAACTTAACCCAGCAGCTTGTGTTCCACAACCTGCTAAAGAATATCTTGCTGTTGCTAGATTACCACCAGCTGACCAATTTGTGCCATCATATTCCTCAGTAACAGCAGAATAAGCATCACTATATCCCCCAAAACTTAACCCAGCAGCTTGTGTTCCACAACCTGCTAAACCACGTCTTGCTGTGGCTAAATTACCACCCGATGACCAATTTGTGCCATCATATTCTTCAGTAACAGCAGAATTAGCGCTAGTATATCCCCCAAAACTTAACCCAGCAGCTTGTGTTCCACAACCTGCTAAAGTATGTCTTGCTGTTGCTATATTACCACCAACTGACCAATTTGTGCCATCATATTCCTCAGTAACAGCAGAATTAGCATCACTATACCCCCCAAAACTTAACCCAGCAGTTTGTGTCCCGCAACCAGCTAAAAGTCTTCTTGCTGTTGCTAGATTACCACCAGCTGACCAAGTTGCTCCATCATATTCCTCGGTAACAGCAGAATTAGCGCCAGTATATCCCCCAAAACTTAACCCAGCAGCTTGTGTTCCACAACCTGCTAAACGGCTTCTCGCTGTTGCTAAATTACCACCCGATGACCAAGTTCCCATCGTTTATTTCCCTGATAATTTCGTAAATTTCTTTTTCTTCTCTGTTAATTCACCCTTAAGTAATAATATTTCAGTTTTCAGGCTTGTCAGTTCAATAATTTTTATTTCGCTCATTGTCTCGTCTCCTGGAGGAGCGAAGCGGAAACCCTCGCCTTCAGGCGAGTCGCTTTAGCGCTTTTCCTCTTGACAAATATATTTAATGTGCTTATTATATGAACATGAAGCTTGTAAGAACCATAAAGCTTAAACTTAATATCCCGGTAGAAAGCATCAAACCAACGTTGGACGCCTACACAAAGGCTTTTAATTTTGTTTGTCAAGTAGGATGGAATGACAGCGATTCTAATGGGGTTTCTCTGCACAACAAAACCTATCTTAAAACAAGAGAATATCTTCCGTCCCAGCTTGCTGTATCTGCCCGAATGAAAGCTACTGAAGCCATTAAGGCCGTTAAAGCAAAATTGAAAAAGAAACAAAAGGCGACCTGCCCACAAAGCAAGCAATGTTCTGTTCGTTATGATGCTCGAAGTTTCAATGTTTGGTTTGAACGAAACGAGCTTTCTCTGCTTACTATCGAAGGAAGAATCAAAATCCCTGTCTCTGTTCCTGAATGTTTTCGACAATATCTTACATGGAAACGATGTTCCGCTGACCTGTTTATCAGAAAGAATAAAGTTTTTCTGAATATAGTTTTCAGTAAGGAGGTTTCCGATTCGGAACTCTCCGGCGATGTTGTCGGCGTTGACAGGGGGATTAAGAAGATTGCAGTTACCTCTGAAAATCAATTCTTTGGCGGCGGTCAAATTAAAAGAGTTTCCAGGCGTTACGAAAAGATTAGAAGTGTTTTGCAATCTTGTGGCAGCAAATCGGCTAAAAGACACCTTCAAAAAATATCTAAGAAGGAGAACCGCTTCAGAACTGATACTAACCACGCGATAACAAAGCAAATTGTAGAATCTCTTGATAACGGAACGGTAATTGCCCTTGAGAATTTGTCTGGGATCAGGCAAACTGTAAGGCTTCGTAAAAAGCAACGTAAAGAGTTGCATAAATGGAACTTCTTCCAATTTGAGCAATTCCTTGCTTACAAAGCTGAGGCCAGAGGGATGAAGGTCAAGTATGTTGATGCTCGTTATACCAGCCAGAAATGTTCCGCTTGCGGCTACATCTCCCGTTCCAACCGTCAATCTCAAACTATCTTTAAATGTAAACATTGTGGTTTCTTTCTCAATGCTGATTTAAACGCAAGCCGGAATATCCGGCAAAATTACTTGGACGCTACATGCTATCCAGGTAGGGTTTTGGTCAATAAACCTATCGCAGGGAGTCGGCTTCAGCCGACTTACTTGCAAACTATCGGCTTATAGCCGATTAGTAATTGATGGGTGATAAATCCTTTATTAGTATCTGTTTTTTCACTTAATTTAATGTATGCCACCATTCCCGCCTTTCTTTCTCATCACTATCCTGGTAGATGTTTTTTCCAAACCCAATATATTTCGAGCATCCGCTATCGCTGTTCCATTATTTACAAGTGAAGCTTCCATTTGATATCGCATTCTCATTGCCTCCAACTGATGAGTATCAACATTATTCACTCCGTATTTCATAAAAGGCGTTAATTCCTTTTTGATTGCCGACCATTCAAGTATCTCTCGAAGCCGATCTCCAGCAGTACATTCCATATTTTTACCAATAAAAAGTTTTTTCTCAATTTCAATTTGCAATAATTCTTGTTTTAAA